AGTGGTGGCATCCGTGATCGTGACTTCGACCGTCGCTAAGTCAATGGTCTCCGTCCCATCTAGTGCTATCGTTGTCCAGCGGAGCCCGACGTGCTCTGTTGTGGCGTCAACCAATTGGTTTTGGCTGCTCAAGAACATGCCGTCGGTTGTAGCCTGAAACGCGTCGTCGCTGTTTGCCCCCACCTGCTCATCAATCGTCGTGTCAATCTCGATGGGATAGTCTGCGGCCTGGAGCCAGGCAATCGGGATGCGGTGCTCAACGAACAGATTGGGTCCAGTCCTGCGCACTCTGAATATCCCCAGCAACTCGTCTGGGTCCTGATCCTCGACCGGCGCACCATTGGAGCGTGGAAGATTGAAAGTCCACAGGACTTCGCCTGTTGTGCTGTGACGGAACTCAATGTAGCCCTGTGTATCGACTGGCTTGTTGACCGCCCGATTCCACAAGAGGCCGTTTACAAAGATGTCTAGATTATTTGAGACCTGGAAGACGAACTGCAATCGAGCGACTGGGTTGCCACCTGCGATGATCTGAGCGGTTGGAGCAGGCCAGCGCGAAGCCTGATCTACGACGAACCGCTTGTCCAGCCTAGTAGTCTGTGTCTGCCAGCGGATGTCCATCCCCGGCCCGAAAGCCCCCTGCCAGAACAGGACATCCTCGTTCTGAACGACCGCGGTCACTGCCTGCGGATTTGCGATGGCCTGGATTTGGTCTAGGTCGTTCGTGTATTGGAGCTGCTGGGGCTGGAAGGCGATGCTCTCGCCCGTGCCAGGATGGACGTACTTGACGATCTGGCCGGAAGAGAAGTCAGCCAGAGCGAATGCGTTGTAGCCAGCCTGCACCATCTCGAAGTCCCACGGTGCAGTGCCCGGCTGCCAAGCAGTGTTGATCTCCTGATCCTCGGTCGGCCCGTAGTGCATCGGGCCGATGCCGAGGTCAAGCATGAACCTGTTGGGGTCCGTCGGGTGCTGATGCTTTATGGAGTTGCGGAAACGCGCAACAACCGTGGCACTAGGCCACAGTTGTTGCGCTCTATCTCGGGCATCCCTCGCAGGATGGGCCATTGATCGCCATTCAGCAACTACAGACGGAACCGTTCGTCCCGCAGGATGTGGAGGATCACCTTGCCCTCTTTCACCTGCATCGCCTGGGTGAACCACAGCCGCGCGATCTCCAACGCCTCCGCCCTGTCCGCGATCCGTGGTCCCGGCCCAACTTCATCCTTTGGCGCCAACGCGTCCTGCCACGACCACGCCGGCACCTTCCTGGCCCGCGTAATCAACTGCTCGGCCGCGGCCAGCGGATTGACGCCGAACACCGCATGAAGGTCCATCAGTTCCAGCGGGACCTTGCCGAAGGCGAGCACGTCCACGATCCGATCGATCGTCGCCGGGTACATGACCGACGGCTCGATCTCGAACCGCGTCCCCATTTCGGCCTCGGGTTCCTGATTCTCCGACTTCTCACAAAGGTCGTACGGGTTGTAGATTACTGCCTCTTCCACGGTGGAATCTCCTCTCGCGACTGTGATGGGAAGCGCCGACGCCATACATGCCAAGACTTCCGGTCGGCGCTCGACCATCTTGACTTCCGACGGTAGCGGTAGCCGCCCTCGAACGGCACGGCTTACGCTTCGTTCAGCCGGATTTCGAGATTCTGAAGCGTGAGGGTCTGGCCGTCTGACACCGTGCGATCGGCGCCCAGGCTCCAGAAGTCTTCGACTTCACGGCTTCCCTGCGTTGCGTTGTCGTCGGTGAACACCGCGTACCGCGCCGCACCGCCCGATGCCGGGATCGGCCCACCCGAAGCCGTCCACACGAGGTCTTTGATCTGGACGAGCCCCCGATCGTTCGTGTCGTCCTCGGTCAGCACATCGAAGTCCGTGCTGTTCCGCGTCAGGATGAGCCCGCCCGTCGAGTAACCGTTCCCGGCGGCGATCTCCGTCAGCTCCGATTTGGTGTTCGTGTCGGCCACCGGCGCCACGGCGGACGTGACCATGGCGACATAGAAGTTGGTCGGGAACGCCACTCCCTGAAAGTACCGCCCCAGGATTCGGAACTTGCCCTTGTTCGTTACGCCTGCCATCGCTCACGCTCCTTTGCGCCGTCGGACCGGCACCTGCAAGGTTTCGAGGATCGTCGTCAGCCGTGTCCTACTCTCAATCTCTCGATCACGTCTCTCCTCCTGAGTGGCCACCATCGCCTCCAGGAAATCGGCCATCCGCTTCGTATTCGCTTCGTTGCCGACTGTCGCCTTCTCCATGTTTTCTAGCCGCGCGTTGAAACCATTGTCCACCGCGTCCAGCCGTGCCTTGTACGGGCCGACCATCTTATCCACCGACTTGTCGGAGTGAATGCGCCCCGTGACGAACCACACGGCCAGCAACAGCAGAATCCCCATCACCCCGAGGGTGTCAACGACCCCGCCGATCTCCCGAACCAAGGTGACTGTCTGATCCACTTCCATCATGCCTCCACCGGCGGCGGACCGTGATAGGGCCAAGTCGGATCGCCCCGCGCCCACTCGTCCACGGCCATGGCCCACTCGACCGAAACGGCGCCCGGATCGCCTACCTCCGGAGGGGGTGTCGTAATGACACCAACGAACACCTGCTGGAAGTATGACCTCAGCATGTATCCCAGGTCGATATTCTTCGTGATCCGCCGACCGTCCACGGTGTACGTCTCCAGCTTGCCGTACTCGCTGGCCTGCCACTGCGTGACAAGGGACCGGACGAACCCACTCGGTAAGCACGGCGTGAAGTTGTTGCCGATCGGCAACAACCGATCGATCTCCTCGAACGTGAACGCCTGACGCCATGTGCCCCCGATCTCCTGCACCGCATAGATGTAGTGCGCGTCCCAAAGATTGATCGCCGCTTCCCACCCATGCACAATGTTCGGCGTCCACCACCAGCAAGCCGAGTATTTGTCGTGCTTCGCCTTCGGCCACTGTTTCATCAGCGCGTCCCCTTCGTCACGGACGTGCTTGGTCATCGCCGCGGGCGACACGGGCGCCAACCCACCGCCCGGATTGGCCGGGTGAGCCGGCGATTCGCAATCGTGCTCGATCAAGGCCGGTTCACGGCCGCCCAGGGCTACTTTCCACCACTCCAGAAGCGCACTGACGGCCATGTACGGATTGTTGTTCAGGTAGGCCGCCACCTTGAACCCTGCCGCCTGTGCCGCGTCGTAATTGTGGGCGAAGTCGGGATCAGGGCCAGACGAGGATCCACAGGCGCGGGCGATCACGACCTCGACCGCCGGGTTATCGTCCTTGAACCGACGCCAGTCGATGCGGCCTTTCGAGCGATCGGTCTTGCCTTCGTCGGGATTGTTCCCTCGCCAGACATCGACCACCTTCACGTTTTCAGTAAGCGCAGGCCAACTCATATGTCCTCCCCACTCAACAATCTGGCTAATCCTGGCAAAAATGGAATGGCCATCGCACCGAACGTAGCGGCGTTCTTGTTCACGATCGCAGTCCTAACCGCCCGCTTCCCACCTCTACCTAATCCCCCCGAACCTCTGGAACCGGAATCGGTTTCGGTGTCGGCCACGATCGCCAACGGCCCGCCATTATCCGCCGGTTGACCGCTACCTTCCACGATCATCAGATGCTCCCTGCGCTGTCCGAGATTTTGGCCGACAACTGTTCAATGAACCTATCAGCCGCAGGCTCGATAGTCAGTTCGACGCCCGTCTTGCTCTGAGTGTACCTGACACTTTCAATCGGCACTAGCGTCTCATCATCCCAGGCACTAGGTGACGCCGGTAATGGCGCCAGATCATCCGTCGTGACGCGCACCCAACCGACATTCGGCTGGACCTCCTCCAGGGGGATGGGTGCGTTCTGCTCGAGGTCGTACACCCGATGTTCAGGGTCGAACTCATTGATCCCGTACACGACACGCCGGTAGCGATTCACTAAGCCGGAGGAGTAGAGGACGATGAGGTACACCGCGGTTGCCCGCGTCGTGTTAGCAGTCGTCGTGCGATTCACCCCTCCCTCAACATCATCCGCCGCGGCCAACGTCCACTTCTGGCTAGTGGCGGGGTCTAGCTGACGGAACCTAAAGCCGTTGGTGTAGGTTGCTCCTGGATCAACAGCAACATCGTCGCTGTCCGTGCCACCGCTTCGCATTCGGACGACCACGTTACCGTTACCGGCCGATAGATTTCGGCGGACGGCCCATATCCCCAGCGCGGCGACGTAAGTCGCCTGCGATGGCATGGTCGCGAGCGACTTGAAAGCCTGCGTGAATGCTCCACTCGCCCCACCGAGCGACCGGAACGTGACATCAACATCGTGCGGCGCGTCGTCCACATCCGCATAGGTCCCGCTCCAGGCATCATAGAACCCGGTGCCAATCGGCAAGATAAGTCCGGTGCCATAGCGACTTGTTAGATCATTCACCGGGTCGTCAATGTTGGTGGCGGTCGGGTCGGCCTCTAGCACCATGTTGTCAAACACAACATCGCCGTTACTGCTTGCATAGGGGCCGAATTGCACCGCAATCAAGCCAGTTGAACCACGGGAGGAGTGAGTCTTAGTCGCAAGGATCGCCCCGCTGTCGCGGTCGTATAGCGTGAACTTGTTGAATTGTCCGGCGACGTTGCTACAGAACATGGACAGCACGTACCACTTCCCCGTCAGAACCGTGTAACTCAGACTATCGGCTTCCCATGTGCCCGTCACCTGCGAATAAACCTCGAGGAAGCCAGTCGTCCCATTCAGGCGCACCGCGCCCCTGACAATCGAGGAAAGGCCAAGGATCGAGCAGAGGTAAAGAAACTGTCCGGATGCGGGCAACGCCGCGAAGTAGATGTGAGCCGAAGCCCAATCATTATCTTCGGTATTGCCACGCTGAAGATAGCTGACCTGGGCGGCCACATTGAACCGCCACGCATAGCGGCTGCCGGTGGACACCAGACCTGTTTCGAGCGCGCCCACGCCCGATGTCGTCCAGAACGAGCCGTTTCCAACCTCTAGGCCATCCCACCACGTATAGGTATGGGTCACAATGCCACGTCCTGCGCCGGTGTCCACGGTTCGTAGTGAGGCCGACGGTACTCATCGATATAGAAGGTCCAGGGATCGTTGTAAACGTCGCCCATCGACACGATACCGAAAATGATGTCGAGCGCCCACTGATCCGCGTCGTAGTCTGTCCTCACTCCCCAAGGATTCGGCGTCATCACGTAGGGAGTCGCGATGAACTGGCCAACCGCGGTCAGGATCGTGGCGACCTCAATATCAGCGGAGACGAGGTATGCCTGAGCGGTCTGGTTGTAGACCCTCCACCGCAAGGTCTTGACATAGCCATCCAGGAACAACTCCAGCCTCGGCAATTCCGCCGACGAAGAAGCCGAGCCAAGTTTCTCGATATAGGATTTCGGATAGGCGATGCGGCGCACAACCCTTGTCGCCAAGCCCTTTGCGACGGTTGCATTCCCTACCCGTCCACCCGAGAGGATGTATTCCTTCCGTCCGAACCGCGCGATGCTTCCTGCGTTACTCTCCGTAGGCGTCCGCTCAAAGGCATCGGCACTGGCCGCGTTCTTGTAGCGCACCCACACCGCATTACCCATCTGATCGAGGGAGATATAACGACTTCCCCCCGATCCATTGTGGTAACGCATCCCGCCCACGTAACCGTGAAAAGCCGTTGACCGCGACCCCATAAGTTTCGTGTCCCGCCCCAGCCAAGTCCGAAAGGCGACCTGCATATCCGAAGGCGGATCATGTATGACAGCCTTGGCCTGCCAGAAGCCCCCGAGCCGACGGTTCTCGAACTCACAAGAGGAGAATCCCCCTCGATCTCCCTCCGGCGCGTAAGCGTACTCCGCCACTTGGCCGTCGCCATAGAGGGTCACCGGATTCTGAGAGACGACCACGCGCTCGATCATTGACGCGTCCAGCCCACGCCGGCAACCCACACAGCGACGAGGCCAGCGGCCTGCTCCTTAGCCAACATCTGCACCTGCTCTGGTTCGCCATCCAGAAAGATCGTTTCAGTGAGGCCAAGAACTCTCCACTCCGCCCCTGGCGCAATCAACGCATCCGCCTGAGTGGGTGCTATCTGTTTGATGATCCTCCAAAGTGCTCTAGCCAACCTGGGACCGAGACGATTAGCAATCTCCAAGAGAGGCCAATCCTCCTCGACCACAACCGTCTCCTGTAGGAGTCGAGCAACGTGTGCCAGACTCTCGGCCACGACCAGCCTCTCGCCATCTGTGAACACATGGGTCATTCAGGCATTACCCCGCAGGGTGAGATAAGAGTTCGTCGCGTAGAAGGACGCCATGATCGCCGCGCCTGCGGACGCCATCAGTGGCCCACTGCCGAAAGCCGACGCATAATGGCCCAGGAGAAAGTAGAGACGATACTGCGAGGCCGCTTCCATCCGGCGGATGCTACTCGATCGGCTCCAGTTGCTACTTGGGATCAGATTGCCCCCTTGATAGTCATACCGCTTGGTGCGGTCGAACAACATCTGGTAGTCGAGGTCTAGTTGCGACGACCCGATCAGGTGCGCCCCATTCAGTGTGCCGTCGTGCCAAGCACGGCAGAAGAAGTGATCCAACGGAATCAGCACCAGCCTGGAGAATTTCAAGTTACTAGCACCGGCAACACGCTCCGCCCTGATCTGGAAGATCAGGTCCGCGGTCAGACTGTCGGCGCCGACTGTATCGGTGAACAATGTCATCCGGCCCATATCAAGTATCTCGAAGCCGAGCGCCACTGATCGGAAGGGCACCGACAGCGTTTCCCGGTAGAGGTTCCCCGCGCCCGTTCCCCCAAGGTAGGCTCGCGCCCTTACATTGACATCCCCCACCGCGCCAGCCGTCTGCTCCGCGATCAAGAACATCTGGAACGTCCCAGGGAAAGACGCCAGCTTGCTTGTGCCCGTCAATGTCACCCTTGTCTCCATCGTTGTCGTGACAAAGGTCGTCGTGGCTACCCGCGCGCTGGGGGCACGCGTGTCGTTGGCCTCTGCCGTGTCCGTCCCCATCGCCACCGCCCACCCTGACGGCAACTCGAATTGATGCAGATTCAGGACGCTCTCGAATGATCCGGGCGACTTCATCGCTCCGATGATGAGCGACGACAGCCCTCCTATACCCGGGGTCGCTCCTCCGCTCGGAGCCTGCGCCCGGATCATCAGACGCGGTGGCGCGTCGCCAGCCGTAACCGCGGCCGGGACTTCCAGGTAATTCTTCCGTGGGCCGTATGGCGTTTCCGACCCATGACTGACCGGCTGTGTGCCCCAGGATGTGACGGTATTGAGTCGCAGACGCACCCAATATGCGGTGACACCATTGATTGCCGTCGTCTGCCAGTTGATCCCCGGCGCAAACGAAAGGAGCCACTGACCCGCCGACTTGAACAGCCCGTCCTCACTGCTGGCAAACGGATACGCTGTGAACGTCGAACCCCAAACCAGCGTGGTCCAGGCCGCGGAGATAAAAGCCTCCGGCACGATGTCGGCGGTGAAGACACCCGCCGTCACTACCGGGATCACCGCATGAAAGCCCGGACGAGTGGCCCATCCGATATACAGGATGTCACCCGCCGCCGGTGTTTCTCCGGCGGCCTTGAACAGATTGATGCTGGTTCCGGCAATCAGGTTGGCGGAGAACGTCGCCAGACTTGAGTCGAAGTTATACAGATGGGATGGAGCATCGCCGGTGCCTTGACTGCCCAGCGCCGTGATCGGTTCCTCGGCCTTGTTCACCGACCCATCCACCTTCGTCAAGACCTTGGCCGCTGGCAGGACACCCGGCGGATCACCCCGCCAGGGATGCTCTCGCTTCAAGTTCAGGCCAACGCTGTCCAGAATGCCGCTGACCTCATACATCACATCCCAATCGTCTTTCTCGTCACCGCTTTCGGCACCCTTCAGGATCGCGTACCGCCGGTTGTCCTCGACAAGGTGGCGCACCTGCAAATAGATCGGGGACCTCTGCCACCGCGTGTTCCAGTATTGTTTTGCCGCGCGGATGCGCTTCCACATATCCTGCCGAAGCACGCCGGTCGCGTTGCCCGTCGCGCCGAGGACATCGAAACCAATCGGCATTAGGGCCTCATCCGAGGCCACCGGGTTATCGACCTGTATCTGATCCTCCGACAGTCTCCCACCCGGTGCATCGGACAGATACAACCCGGACAGGTTCAACAGATCGAGGTCGGCCAACACCGCCGCGGCATCTTTGATTAGGAACTCGCGAGGTCCAGCCATTTAGCGCCCCTCGAAGAATGACACGATTTCGTCGCGTACTTCTGTCGGCTTGTTCGATCGAATGTTCATCTGTGCCACCGACAGACTCTTTCGCTGGTCGTAAGTGACGTTGCTAGAGCGTGATGGTGCCGAGGCGAAGCCCATATCCCGCGAGCTGAGGGTCTTACCCATTCGATCCATCACCCGATCAGTGTCCTTCAGCGAATCGGTGATCCCACGCAGACCCAACTCCAGCGGCGTCGGTGAGCCCGGTGTCAACCACTTCGGGAGTTTCAGTTTCTCGATCTTCTTCACCAACTCATCGATCCATTTGATCGCCTTCTGAATCCACGGGCCGAGCCGCGTGAACGCCCCCGTGATCGCTCCGATCATCCCGGCCACCGGGGACAACGCCGGCGCGATGCGGTTCTCCCACAGATCCGCCAGGGCACCGAATACCGGCCCCAAGATCGGGCGGAGGAAGTTGACGACGGCCATGATCGCCGGCAGGAGCACGTTCTGCCACAGACCCGCCGCCGCGGTCAGCGCCAAATTGAGGACTGTACCGATTAGGTTAGCGATGGACATAAAGAGGGGGATGACCGAAGTCTGAAGGAAGGTCCAGACCTGCATGATCGCTGGCAGGAGCACCGTGCTCCAGAAGTTCGCCAACGTCTGCACCGCTAGAGGGATGTTTGTAGCCAGCCACGTCCACACGGTCTGCAAGGTCGGTTGTATGGCCGCCCACACGCCCAGCAGGAAGTCACGAATGCCGCCCCAGTTCTGCATCCACGCCACGTATAGCAGTGCGATCGCTCCGGCGATCAGGATGATCGGGGCATTGATGATTGCCAGCACCGCACCCACCACCGCGCCGATCACCAGCAGGACGCCCAGGGCGATCGCAAATCCCGTCAGGAATTGCGAGATCGTCGGCCAGTTGGTCGATACCCAAGTCCCGAAGGTCTGCAAGGCCGGAATGAGGTTGTCCTGAATCCAGGTGACAACCTTCATAATCGAGAACACGGTTTCAGGCGAGAAGCCGATTGCACGGAACAGCTTCGGTAGGTTGCCCGTCGTTAGCGCATCCCTGATCCATCCGAGGCGTTCTATGAAACTCTTGGCAAAATCTCCGAGACGCCGGCCCCATTCCTCCAGGATGCCACTCTCCTTCAACTTCAAGAACTCATCGAGGATGTCGCCAAGAAAGCCAGTGATGACTTCGGCGGCTGGCCCGAGAATTTTAGGCATCGTCAGCATGAAGGCATCTTGGAAGGTGGACGTGAGGCCGAACAATGACTTGGACATCCGTTCCGAGGCGCCGGCGAAGTTGGTATCCGCGTATTCCTTGAACGACTCGGTGAAGTCCTGCCACGTGAACTTGCCTGCCTTCAGCGCCGCGTTGAAGTCGTTATGATCCTCGATCGCCACACCGAACTTCTCGCCCATGAACCGCAAGACGCCTGTGAGGTCGAAACCAGCCAAGGCCAACTGCCGTACGTCGATCGCCGTGACTCGGCCCTGGAGACGCACCTGCGAGAGGTTGTACGCCATCCGGTTCAGCATTTCGCTACTTGCCCCCGTCCCGGCGGCGACGTCCAGCAGGGCGGCCGTGAACACCTTCGCCTCTTCCGCCGGGAAGCCGAACGCCATCGCCTGACGGAAGTTAGTCATCACGTCCTGCATCCGGTACGGCGACAGAATGGCGATCTTCTCCAACTCCGCCTGAAACGGGATCGCCGCGGCCTGGGCCTTCTCGAACGCTTCTCCGGCGGTCATGACCCCACGCGCCGCATTCGCCCAGGCCAGATCGCCGGCGCCCATGATGACATTCATATCCTTTGCGACCTGGTTCTGTATCCCCATCAATCTTGTTTGATAGGCACTGCCCTCCGCCGCGGCATTGATCGACTGCGTGAGGTTGTCGTATCGCACTCGGAGCGCCATCAACTGACTGGCCTCGTCCTTTTCGAGGCCGATCCGGTTGATCGCCAGATCGATCAGGTTCTCTTGACGGTTCTGCTGGAGGTATTCCCGAGCGAGGAGACTTTCGATCCCCATGCGCATCTGTTGCATCTGCGCCGTAGCACCGATGCTTGCGCGCACGAAGGACGATACCCCATCGGCCAACTTGAAGAATAGTTGCGCGCCAACGATCCCGCCGACGACGGTGCCGATAGAGCCGAGGCCTCCATGCACGCCCTTCAGGACGGAGGAGGCCCCGCGGTCTTTCCCTTCGACAACGATATTCAGCGTGTATGTCGGCACAGACCTACCTCATCGGCGCCCTTGCCTTCCCGCTTTCCTGGCTTGGGCCTTGGCCTCTTTGCGTTGCACTTCGCCTTCGACTCTCTTGTACGTGCGCCACACCCACCACCACTTGCCTATCAAATCCTCCTCGAGCACCCACGGAGGCACCCCAAACTCCTTTGCCATTTCCAAGATCAGAATGTCAAGCGACGGGGAGGCTTTCTCCCCACTCAACCACTTCCTGAGTTCCCGTCGCTCTTCACGTTTGGGGTGGCCGCCGCTTGACCTGCGATCTTCGTGAACAGATCGAGCAACTGCTGGAGCGTGAAGTCCTCGATCATTGCCCTCGCCGTCGCCGCATCCGGCTTCACGACATGCGACACGAGGAAATCGACGGCCTTCTCCACTTCATCCGGACTCGCCAACACCGGCTCCATCAGCGCACGCTTGAACAAGATCACCTGCCGGTACTGGCTCAGGAACCTCTTGCCTGCGAGGTCCAATTCCCTGACCACGACATCGGCGGGGATCGAGCGTTCCGCCTGATCCTCCGTCGAGAGTTTGGGTTGTTCTGTCACAGCGTTTTCTCCTCCTCCGATTAGGGTTACGGCAGAACCGCCACCTGATTGATCGAGTCGACCTTCAAGCTGTTCGCCAGGGTGTTGTGATATTGACCCTGGTATTCCAACTCCAGCGTCGCGATGCCTTCCTCGTCGGTCCACACTTCGGGCGCTTCTGGCGTGAACCCGGCGAAGTCAAATTGCAAATCCCGGTTGGCCGTATCCGAGAACTTCAACCTGATCTGTCGCTGGTGGAGCACCGACGCCAACAGGATTTCGTCAAGGTACGCCTTCACCGTGGCATTGAACTCCAGGGTCAGCTTCAGCTTGACGTCTTCCCACTTGGCGAACTCCTTGTACGACAGAGGCCGCAAAGACCCCATATAGAACATCACGTCCCGCGGCGTCGAGATCGACAACTCGAAAGTGATGTGCGCCGCGGAAATCAACGTCGTTCCGATCGTGCCGGCCCAGGTATCGATGTACAGGAAGTTGTGTTGCGCCAGGATCGGCGTGACCGTCCGATCCGACAACGCGGCCAGGGTGTCAACCTCCACTTGTTCTCCGACCAGCTTGGCCGAGTATTTCAGCGGCTCACCGACCTCGCCAGTGATCGTGAGTTCCTTCATCACCCCGCCGGTCAAGCCGTAGACACCATCGACCGCCTCGCCATAGGCCAGTGTCATCTTTCGTGGGACAGGCTTCGTCGCCACCGGGATAGCGTACGCCCGCGTGTACGGCCCCGCGCCTCCCGGTGTCGCCTGCCCGAACAGACCATCGAGGAAGTACGGGAAGTCATCATACGTGCAGGCGCCTTCGATGTCGCACTCCCCCGACACCTTCGACAGATGCGCGAGGTATCCCGGCTGGAGACTGGCCCTTCGCTCCGGGATCAGTTTCGATTCCACGTGGGGCGTATGCGAATAGGACTCCATCGCCATCAGTTTCACCGTCGGCGCGACCGGCGTACCCCACGTGACTTCCGTACCGATTTGTAGTTGGTGAAGATCAAGTTCGCTCATGCCTCACCGTCCTTTACGGTTGGTGCCGTCGGTTTCACGCCACCGATCGGCTCGTACAGGCCGCTTGCGAGACATTGCGCCTGTACGTCCTTTCCCAAGGCGTCCCACTCCGCCGCCGTCAAATCACGATCTGGCACGCCGGCGATGAACGCCCCCGATGACTTGCCTCCATAACGCACTGCGGTTTTCTCAGCCATCGAACGCCTCCGCTTGCAGGATGATCCGTTCCATCGTCCACGGCTTGCCGCCGATCGCCACAGCGAACACTTCGCTCTGGCCGTTGTGCTCCAGGTACGCATACACCCCGGTCATCGCCCTGTTGTCCGCCACCCAATCCGCGATCTCCTTCTCGATCTCGTCCAAGCGATCTTCGACTGCCTGATCGGTCCATGTTGGCGTCTGCAAGGTTTCTGCATCCGCCACGAACACCAGCACTTCGAGGTAGACCTGACTGCGGTACTTCTGCGTCCCCTGGCCCCACTGCATCCGGTCCATTCCGCGGCTCATCACCAGGACCACCGGCGACTCGCCCTTGATGTCGCCCTTGTGGTAGCCGTAGACCGCTGTGACTATTCCGGTCCCTCCGGCCACCAGCGCAGTATTCAGTCCCGCCGCGACCGCATCCCTGACCGCCTGCCGGTTCTTGGCGTTGGCAGGCACTCACATCCTCGCCGTGATGTAGAGAGCCGCACGGCCACCGATCTGCCCGCCGTGCTCCTCATAGGTCCGCTGGTAGAAAGCGTGCGACCCGCCCCGGCCATGCTCCGTAACCCCATAGGTCGCCGGCTTGGCGCCCAGGGGGTTCACAGATCCCGGATCGATGTAAATCTCTCCCCGCGCCGACACGCTATCGAAGTTGAACCGCATCCGATGGGAGGCCCGCAGTGCGCCGGTCTGGACGTGCGTGATATAGGTGGCGTAGCGGTGCAACTGCGTCGTGGCCCACACCACCGCCTGACCGAATGCGCCCTGCGGATCGAGAGCCGCGACCGCCCGCAACATGGCGGCCTGCGCTTCCTGAATGCCTCTGATGCCGATCTTGAGTCCGAGGCCCATCTACCCGCCTCCAACTAGGCCGATCGCCACGACCACGCACACCATCGCCCACAGCACCATCGCACAGCCGCACGCCATCCACTTCACCAGCCGTTTCATATTCGCAGGTCCTCCACGATCAGGTGACGGTACGCCCATGTTCGCCAAGCCCAATCCGCCGCCGATCGCACCGGGTATTCCTTCCCGGCCACCACCAACAGGTCACCCTCTTTCACGTCAAGACTGCCGTCGATGAAAGTCTGAAGGACCTCATGCGGCGTGTCGATCTGCAACCGCTGGCGCAATTCTGGATCGACTGGATCGAGCGGCGTGCATTTCAGGCTGACGATCTTCGTCACCGCCGAGCCGCGCTTGCCACTGACGATTTCCGGCAACCGCTTCGTGCTGGCCGTCACCGTCGCCTGTCGCCGGAAGGATGGACTGGTCGGGATCACGGTCGGATGTACTTGAAGTCGCCAGCGGAATAATCGGAACCCGTTTGCTCGACTTGATCCGCCGGTTTGTCGTCCGAGTAGCCATCCACTCGGATCAAGCCCACACTGATTACGCCCTCCGATCCGCCACCGTACTTGTCCCGCATTTCGACGGCCTGTTCTCTGAACGCCTTAGCCGCTTGTGAGAGGCTTTCCCTGCGCGGCCCAATAGCGATGTCCACCAGCACCGAGTAGCGCGTCGCAAGGTTTTCACACGTCAACGCCGCAGCCCTGCCGGGATCATTGTCCTCTTGCGACAGAAAGAACCCGATCTGATCGTCCGAGAAGTTGGCCCCATCCGGCAACGGGCCTTTGCCCTCCTGGTCATCACCGACCAGGATGCGGACTTGCCCGATCGAGGTACCGAGGTTGACGGTGAACGACACGCCTAGCCCGCCTTCGCCTTGACCTCAGCGATCGCCTTCTGGAGATCATCGAGCGTCACATCTTTGCCGAACCGCAGACCAAGCGACTTCGCTTCAGCCTTGGCCGCCTCGAACGTCGCCGCGGTCTGCTCCATCTTGGCCTCTGCCTCGGCTCCGGCAGCACGCTCCGCCTTGGCCACGTCGATCATGCCCTGGAGGTCGTCGCGGGTGATCCCCTTCGGGACCTTGATCCCAAGATGCTCCGCTTCCGATTTCAGGCTGGCAAACGACCCGGGAGCGGAGCCCCCGCCAGTTGGGACAACTACCGCTTTCCCCTCGTGCCCAGGGATGAACACCTGACCGCCGCGGGCGGCGTCGATGTTCAACGCCATCCCTTCCAGACCACCACCCGGCAAGGGCTCGCCGCAATGGGCACATGTGTTCGGAGAGTTCAGATCGACCTTCACGTAATCTGCCATTTTCGGCCTCCCTTGGCCTCAGTCAATGAGGCGCAGGGCGTGCTTTGACGCCCTGCGCCTCATTGCGGTTTCTCTCCGACTCCGACGACCCCTCTAGGAGATTGTCGGGGTGATGTAGTCACCGGCGGCAGCGATGAGGGTAAAGACACCGTTCGTCCGGTCCTCACCGATCCCGACGCCGAACTCGGAGTAGCCGACGGCCATCGTCTGCGGCGCGGCAATCCAGTTGCCCGGAACCAACTGCCAGCCGAAGCCGACCCGCCGATTGATCCGCAGGCGCAGGGGTGCACGACGATCCTGCGGCCCGTACGCCTTGAAGATCGCAAAGTAGTTCGTCGGCAACCGCGGCGTGAGCCACACGCGCACGATGCCATAGGCTGTTTCGAGATAGCCGAAGTAATCCGTGATCCCGCCCAGCGCGGCACGCTCCGAAGCGGAGGCGTGATAGACGATCCCGGCCCACTCCGGCGACTTCCATCCGGTGATCGCCCGGATCGTGGTCGCATCGGCTCGCGAGGCGACCATATCGAAAGGCGACTGATGCCCATGCTCCTGCAGGTGCTCGACCGCCGTCGCCACTGCCGCGGCGTCATACGGCGTAAGCCGCAGGTAGTGATCGTGCGAGGAGAGGAACGCTTCCCCCTCTGTGCTGTCAAGCGGCACATAGTTCGCATCGGCCACCGCGCCATCTGCGAACGGCACCGAGGCCCCGGCGGTCGCTCCGACGATCTCCGCTTCCATCTTGAAGAAGCGGGTGAGGACCTTCTGCTGGTAGTGCGACCGGGCATCGGTGAACATCGAGCGCACGTCGGCCGACAACTTGTTCCGGCGAGCATTCCGCAGGTACATCATCGTCCAGCCAAGCGCACGGTCGTACGGCCGGATCGGGATGTTGTGGCCGGTCGTCGCACCACGCTTCGGCGTCGGCGTGCCATACTCCGTCGCCTCATCCACCCCGTTCGCCACACCCACGGGATATTCCACTTCCACGTTGTCCTGAACGGCGACGAGATCGCCGTAGTGCGGGGCCGTGAGGAGTTCCCCATTCAGCATCGACAACGCGGCCTGCACGTCACGGATCATTGCATCGAAGGTCGTCCCATCCGCAAGTTCGACCTTTTTCATTTCGGCCAAATCCCACAACGCAGGGAGGCCGAGGCTTTGGAGGTCACTCGGACCAAGGAGAGCCATCGTCTATATCCTCCCTACGCCTCTTCGTCGCCGGGCCGGAGCCACAGGACGGTTGCGGAAAGCGGCTTCCCCATCTTGTGCGACACCGTGCCAGCCGCATCACCCAACTTCGCGGCCGTGTCGCTTTGGTAGAGGATGTCGCCCGGTGTCATGCCGGAGAACCCTGTGATCTTGCCGTCCATCACGACATCGAGCGAGTCGTTCAGGACGAATGTGGTCTTTCCGCCAGGGGCGGAAGCGGCCACTCCGATCGCATGAGCTGTCCCGGCTACGCTCGCGTCCGCCACCTGCACCTTGCCGGCGGAATCGACGTACACCGTATCACCGACGGAACCCGATCCGCCGGCCATGAACCGTTCAGTGCGTGCTCCGGGGAGGGGCTTGACGAGGGATGGCGTAACTGCGATGTCTGCCATTTCTCACTATCCTTCCCCATCACCAGCCTACTTTGAGGGCTGGTGATCTAGGCCGAACTCGGAAGCGATGCGCGTCTTCTCGGCTTCTTGCTGTTCTTTCGTAGGGCGCTTGTCGCCGTCCAGGTCCGGCTTATCGACTGTCTTCGCCAACAGGTACGGTTTCTCCGTACCAAGTTTCTTTAGGGCCGTCTCGATCGCCTTGCCATCCACTTCATCCTTCTCTGCATCATAGGGCAGGGCGTCGTGACTGATAAACCGTTCTGCATCCGCCGGATCAGCGAACCCTTGCTTTGTGGCCGCCAGCCGCACGGCGCTACTGATCGTTGCACGCTTGACCTTGGCCGCATCCTGCAACCGAGCCGCCTTCAACTCGTCATTCTCGACCTTCAGGCGTTCGGCCTCAGTCAGTTCTTCCTTCTTGCGCTTCGCGTCGGCCTCATCACGTTTCTTCAACTCCGCCTTGCGTTGCGCGCTTTCGTGCGACACACGGCTTGTTTCCACTTGCTCGGCCAGCAGTTTGTCCGCCAACTCCTCCGGCTTCAACTTCAACAGTTCGGCTCGGGCCTTTTCCGCCGCCGTCGGATCGGGCGTGTGTTCGCCCGCACCGCCGCCGTCCGCGCCACCGGCGCCAGCACCTTGCGACGTACTGTCGCTACTTCCGCCTGTCCCTGCGCCGCCTCCCGCTCCAGCCTCGAACAAGAAGCGTGGCCCGAACATGCTATGGAACATACTGTCCCCTTCCCTTTGGCCTACTGGCCTGCATCCGGTTTGCTAGGACAATCCTACATAGGAACATGGAAAAACGCAACCCCCCACCCATGGCTACCTGGGGTAGAATGACGCCGATCGCGCGGGACAGTCGGAGTGTCGTAGCTGGCCGGCTCGACACTCACGACGGAAGGGAACGGCAGTCTCACAAGGACTGCCGTTCGTCGTTTATCTCCTGACTTGCGCCCAAAACACTTCGCCCTCAGCCAGCAGAATATCCGTCAGGCCGATGTCGAACTCTGCCAGATAGAGCACCGCCGCCGTTCGACACCAACGATGGAATGGAGGCCACGGCAACCAATCGGCGTATCTCGGCTCCTCTGTCAGATGAAAGTTGCTATTCAGATTCGCCACTTGGCCATGAACACGAATGCAGGTCCTCGTAGTCCTTCGATCGAGCGCGGCGATCGCTTGCTTCTGGAACTTCTGCTTACTCCCTGCCAGCGCCGCGATCAGCATCGCCGCGAACACCGTTTCTGATTCTCTGGCACTCCAGTCCGCGGTATCCGCCGCTGTGCTCCCGTAACTGAACACCCCCACCCGGCGATCGTCTCCAAGGACCACGGCAGTCTCCGCTCCGCTATCGACCAAGGCGATTGCCTGAGCGGTCTGCCTCTGCACGCCAGCTACGATAGCATTCAGCGCCCCCGCCGCCACGCTGTCGCTGACCACGACTGGCTCAATCCCATAAGCGCCCAACTGCGCCCTAGCGTTGCGCAGGCCAATCGACCGACCAGCGAGAAGGCTCAAAGTTGCCGCCTCTCGCACCGAGCGTTCTAAGTTGAGCATCACGTCCCTAGCAGCCCCCACATCCCACCGACCGCCCCGGTGTGCCGTCGCCATCGCACGTCGGCTGTTCCGATAGAGCGAAACGATACGGCCCCTGGGATGATCGGCGGTACCAATCTCCGCGAACAACCGATCCATTTCGTGATTGGACCGGACTGCAAACGCGATCGACTGTTCGAGAGGGTTCGCCACCGCTTACTCCTCCCCCGTTTCCTCGCCCCGCTTCCCCTGGTCTTCCTGGTCCTGGTCACCCTCGCCCTGATCGCCCAACTCGCCACCGATCGCCAGCATGTTCTTTCGCATGGCAGTCTTATCCTTCCACTCCTCGGTATCTTTCATCTTGGCGATCTGTTCGGCGGAGTAGCCCAACTGCTCCGACCACAGGAACTCCTCCGGCACTCCCAATTCCGCGTGCACCTTTGCAGTGTCGGCCCTGTCCTTGTCCGACCGCAACTCGGCCGGCTTCCAGATCGTCCGCAACTGCGCCTCCGGGAACGACTTTTGCCCGAACGTCATCGCCAACTTCACCGCCATCTGCATGGCCCAGGCCCAGGCGTCACCGTAAACCGTCTGACGATTCATGATCTTCGAGACGTACGGTGCCTCCTGCTGTTTCAACGTGCCCTCAGCGGCAATCATGTGAGTCGTCTGGAAGCGCGACAGAGGTGTGTCGCTCACGTCCGCGATGCGGAATACGATCCGCTCCTCCAGCATGAGGAGCGACTTCAGATCGCCCGGTTCGATGTCCTTCACGTCCACTTCATTCTTCGGCTTGGATGTGCCATACGCACTGCCGGGGGTAATCTTCACGACGTTCGATGAATCGGCGTTGGGTTCCTTGCCGTCCGTCGTCATCACGAAACCGAAGGTGAACAAGAGGCGGAACCCCGTAGAATCTGCCGTCGCCAGGAGGTCCAACCACTGCTTATTGAGGCCATCCTGCAAGGGGATCACATCGTCAAGGTCGGACTTACTCCCTGGGTTATGGACGTGGGCGACCGGAATGCCGAGAGGGTTTCCCTGTGCGTCTACCCACGGTGTCGGCCACGGCGCGTCCGCGATCCCCACTACGTTTCCGGCATCGTCACGGACGACTACATTCTCCATGAAGGGGAGCCACTGGCCGCCGTCGAGGATATATTTCTCGATCCGGTCGGCATAATAGACTGTCTGACGTTGCACGTTACGCTTCGTCTCCGGTTCCCACTCGTACCATCGCTTTACCGCGCGGATCGGCTCTGCCAGATAATCATTGAACGGGTATTCCATCCACATACCGTAGCCGGCCCAGGGGTCTTTCCATGTAGCACCTGATCCGCCAGTCAGAAACGCATCGACGTATCTCGGATGCAGGATGAACCTCGGGCGTCCCCTCTCCACATCCCAATCGATCAGAATGAACGCCTCTCCATCCCGCGATGCCCACTTATGCGCCTCGCCAGCGACGGTCGCCATTTTCGCGTCCTGCCACCACCGCCAGATCGTCTCCTCTTGCAATTGATCCCGCGTCCTGGTGCTTCCCTCCTCCGTCTCGAAGGCGAAGCCGCTCACGGCCAGCCGTTCGACCACGCTATCCACAACGTCAGCGCAGAGGTTCACCCGGAACCTCAATTTGCCCGTTGACGCCTGATGTTGGTCGAGCCAATCCCTCTGACGATCGGTGAAATAGACGACGTGCTGACCGTCGTAGTATTGGCGTGCGAGGGTGACGGAGTTCTGTGCCTCGACTTCCTTCTGATCCGTGACAAGTGTGCCTAGCATCGGATACCTCCCCTCGAACAGCCAGTCGAGGACGCGTGATCGAACGCCGGTTACGAAACGGTTGACCATCAATACCTCCACACCCTGCGATCAGCCCCCTGGAGGATAAAGGCGGCTCCATATCTGAGCGCGTCGCATCGGTGGAACAGACGCTTATCCATGATTTCCTCCGTCGGCTGCCCATCATCACCCAAGCGCCGCCGATACGTCGCGAGTTCGTGCCTTAGACCTTTGCACCGGCGGGCAATCTTCAGTCGGCCCGTCTGGAACATTTCGATCACTCGGTCGATCCCAGGCTCGACACCGACATCGGGAGGCTCCTGCACATTGATTCCCTCCGCCGTCCAATCCCGTCTCGACTGCCCTTCCGACCCGGCGCCGCCGACGTACTGAATGGTCTTGGCCGAGAGAAACACGGCGTCTCGCTCCTTGACATTCTTGGCGTGTTCCTCAGTGCTTACCCCCCCGCCCAGGTACTCATCATACACAGTCCAGCGCCCTTGTGTATCTTCTACCCACCACAGGATCGCTTGGTTCGCCCCGCCGAAGTCCAACGACGCCATGCGGTTCCACGGCGGAGGATAGTCCACATTCTCCGCCAGCATCGACTCCTCGAACGCATTGTAGATCAACCCCGCGGGCTTTGCGTAACGCCCACGATAGAACATCTGGTAGCGCCAGTCAGGAAGACGGTCCTTCGCATCCTCGAACTCCTCGATGGGGAACGCGGGGTTCTGAATGGAGTCGAACTGCACCACGTCGTATTGCTTGTTGCCGTCCACCCATTTGTCGTACCACTCTGTCTTTGTCCACCCCATGTTATAGACCGTCGTCGTCCCCAGCGCCCGCCCTCTGGCGAGTGACAGACGACGCAACACCGCTTCCCAATCCAAGACATCCCACTCATCTTGTCCTACTTCATCCAGCCACACCGCCTTCGCCGTCGCCGCTTCCAGGCCACCACCCGTCCCGACTGAAAGAAGGATGATCCGCCCCCACATGATGTCGGTCGCATTCCGTGCCCAAAACGTCCCGGTGCGCGGGTCCTTCAACTCCAGCACCCGCGATCCCGACCAATAGCGCGCAATGCCCAACGTGTGCTCGAACCACTTACGCATTTCGGGGAGCATCTTCAGAGCGAACAGCGGGTACGATGTTGTGATCGCCAGATAGTCATTGCCCCCACGCGGGTCAGCCGTCCTCGTGATCTCGCGCCACAGCCAGATCGGGCCGAACGATGTCTTCCCGCCCTGGGTGCCGGCGAGCATGAGGATGAAGCGCGCAGTGGACAGCCAAACCCGGGCCTGCCCCTCGTGAGGATTGAACTCCAGTGTGCCGTCAGGATGGACTTGATACAGCGGAGGATATTGCGCTACTGCAACCGGCGCGTCAGAAAGCACTCAGCCCGCCTCGTCCCTGGACGGCAACTGAATGGGAATCGCAGTTTCCACACCATGCTCCAGCGCGACATTCGCCGGGAGATTGACCACAACCTCTCGGATCGGGATGATGACATTCACACTTCCCCCCTCCATCCCAGGCAGGCCGAACACCCCGCCCTGATCCTGCCAATTCCGCTTGAACCGCTTGGCCAAGAACCGTTCCGCCGCGCGCCAGTCATTCGGGATTTGTTGCCGCCACATCGCGACAATGCGGCCTTCGGCTTCCAACTCTGCCGCTTGAACATCGTCACGAAACGCGGCATAGATTGAGGCGACACCCGTCTTGCTATCTGCCTCTCCCCGGACGATCCACTCCCTGAATGTGCCATAGGCCACACCTGCAAGCCCGCACGCCGCGTCATAGTAGTTTCCGATGCGGATTGCTTCGAGAAGCCTCGCCCGAAGACGGGGATCCTCCAACTTCGTCGGTCTGCCAGTGACCTCCCGCGATCCAGCGCGGCGTGCAACCGCCCTGGGTGTCGGCTTCGCATGTGCTGATCGGCGGCGCCTCGGCTTGCGTTTGGCCACTGGCTACACCGCGTGAGAGAGAGGCCACACCCGCTGTACATGAACCATCAGGCGGAGTGTAGTTTGCACCTCTCGATATTCAAGGTATCGGCCCCACTTCTCTTTCAGGTACTTCAACTCCTTCTCCTCACGCCGCTTTGATCGGGCCACCGCATTTCCGCCAGTCACTCCCGACCGATCATGGACGAATGACAGCCGCGCGTCCTGCCAGACAATCCGGTACTTCATAAGGGCCTGAAGGCAGAAATCGATGTCGGCCCGCATGAGGAGCGACGTGTCATATTTGATCTCCCGGCCCACGACCCCAATCACTCCTCCGATCCAGGAGTTGAGCATAAACGGCGCGTGCGGACGGAATTTGCGCACATCCCACGCTTGATTGAATCCGAACACCCCGGTCTTGGCCTCGGCCGCGCACTGCGCCGCCACATCGACTGCCCGTTGAACGTCGAGCGGATCGGTCACGTCCCGCTTATGCAAGCCGACCAGTGCGTAGAGGGCGTGAACGTCATCATCGACAAAGCACAGCCGGTCATCCGGGAAGTGATCGAGCATCCACTGCCGAAGAGGTCCTATCCCCACCACCGAATCCGGATGGGTGACGATCTCCACGTCCGGGCAGGATCGGGCGTAGTCCTTCGCCTCTAGCCTTCCAACACACAACGTCGCTTGAGGAAAGAGCCGGAGTGCCTTCTTTGCGACCAGCCTTGATCGCTGACGGGAGGGGATCAAGGCTGGGCAGGGGATCATTTGCCGCTGCCGTCAAACATCGCCATCACTTCCGGCCCATCGAGTACACGGCCGAGGCCGATCTTTCGCTTGCGATCTCCCACCGTGAACCCTACCCGGCCCACGCCCAGGCGATCGAGCGCATTGAGAAAGTCCAACTGATTGCGGAACATGAGGACGACGTAATCGTAATACTCGTAGGGCTGGAGTTCCATTTCGGGGATCGCCGCATCCTCGATTTCACGCTCCTCTTGCTCTCCGATGATCTTTCCCAGCTCATCACCCTCGAAGATGCCCGTCAACAGCGCACTTTCTTTCTCTGCAATCTCCTTCAGCACATCCGGGTTCCACTCGGCCAACTCACCAGATCGATTGTCCATGAGCGCCATCCGGGTACGGTCACGGCCTTTCAGGTCCTTCCGCCGGACAGCTACCAGCGTATCGGCATCTGCATCCACGATCATCACCTTCTTCACCCCGGCCATCTGCGCCGCCGTGCGAACGCCGTTGCCTGCGATCAGTGTGTCCTTCCCGTCGATCAGGACACTCCGGCCAGTGCCGACCTCCCGGAGCGAGTCAGTGATGACTCCTAGATTGCGAACACCGTGCTTGCGTGCATTGTGAGGGTCGGGCCGGAGGACGGAGAGATCGGCCAACTCGACCTCTCTTGTGACGATCTCGCGCTTGGGTGGCCTGCCGTTCGTCTTTGCCTTTACCTTGCCACGCTTGGCTTTGGTCCGCATGGATCGATCCTCCCCAGGCCCGGAACGACTGCGGGATGTCCCGCAGACCGCCGCCTGATCGGGATTATACAGCGGCTTGGCCGCACAGCCACTCAGGAGAACCTCAGCGACCTTTTCAGGGAGGGCCGGTGTCATCTGCCAGGGCCTCCCCACGCCGAACCTCCTGGAACTTCCTGGGCCTTTCCCCGCAGACGAAAAATAGAGGCGCCCGCCTTGTCAGGGCGGGCGCCTCACCGTGCTCCGCGGGAGGGCGGGATTTAGGCTTCTTCGTCCGGCATTTCCTCCATGAACAACGGGGCTTGCCGCGCCGCTATTCTAGATTTCTTTCCCCACTTCGTCTGAACGAAGCTGTCGATCCCTGACCAATACGCCCCGGCCTGCGGGCGATAGTCGTCCAGCGTCTTGTCCTCGGGTTTCAGTCGGCAACCTTCATCCAGCCAGTGATCCACACCACGCCCCAGGCGCCGACCGCCCGCAGTGTGTTTGTCCAGGGCAAAGTCGGGGACCTCACGACGCTCCTCCGGGTTCTGGAGGCGCCGTTGATTGAGGACACACTGGAACTCATCCGCGATCCGGGTCTTGGTCGATCGACACATCCTCAGGATCGCGTTCGACAGCGCCAACCGCGCCGATCCATCCCGGCCATCCTCCCGGAACTCGAAGTACGACTCCCGGCAGGCCCGGACGTAGAGCAGGACATCCGGCGAGGCGATCCCGATGTCCTCCAGGCAGATCACGACCAGCCGTTTCCAAAGGTAGGCCTCGTACTTCGGGATCAACTCCAGGGCGAACCACATCGCCTCCCATTCGTCGGCCCGCCGGATCAACTTCTGGACGGCGGAGATCACTTCGCCCAGGTCGTACTTGTTCGTTTCCGTTAGCAATCGCATGGCTACCCTCCTGCCAACATTATAACAGACAGGCCATCGCCGGTCAAGTGCAGGCGTCCAGGGCGCGAGCGTTCAACCGCTGGCGCAGGCAGGCCGACGGCTATTCGTAATCCGCAGACCTTCCGCCGGGAAGGACGGCGCCGACTTGCAACACCATCACCTTCGCCCCGAAGGGCAGATCGTGGCGGGTGTTGAACGGCGTGTGCGAGAGGCGATAGTCACTCATCCCTGGCCTCCTCGCTCGGTCTTTGCCTTACACCGTAAGCAAGTCACAAAGTCCTCGCTCATCGTAGACAGAAGTCGTCGGCCCGCGCGGTCTCTAAGTAGGAGATTTCGACCACACGGGGAGAACGCAATCCCCTTGCGATGTTTCGCTGGGAAAAGATGGACGCGGTGACCACTCATCCCTGGCCTCCTCGCTTTGCCATCACAAGGGCGACATAAAACAGGAGCACGGTTAGACCTACCAGAACCAGCGTAATGGTGTGCCCAATGCCGAAGATTGCCCACGACAGATAATCGACTACGACCAGCAGTAGCACCCCGCGGATCAACTTGTCGCCCAGTTTGTTACTCATCCCTGGCCTCCTCGCTTTGCCTCACCAAGGAGCGGGATGCCCACACATAGAAGAGTTCGGCATCCGAGGCCGTTAGCATGTTTCCGGCCCCGAGTGTGGCAATCTTCAGCAGAACCGTCGTCAACTCCCGCACCTGCTCCTGCGAGGCGGCGAGGGCGTCGCGTTGGTCACGGATGAGCGCCAACATTGTGTGACTCGTCTCGTCTCGATTATCCGCCAACATCCTGCTGGCCCGCTCCAGCAGCGTCTCGGTGTCACAAGTCGGCATGGCGCGCCACCTTCTGCATCACCGCCACGACCTGCTCGGCCTCCTCCGGCGAGAGGATCAGGGAGGCCGTGTACGAGTAGCACAGCAACTTCGTCCCCTTGACTTCATCGATCGTGATTTCGACCTGGACCTCCGGGCCGTTCCGGTCGTCCCGATCGACAGCCCGCATCCGAACGGTGACGGTGCGATGCTCAAAGTGCGACCCCGGCCAACCGTCGGTGAACTGCTGGAGCGTCAGGTATCCCTCTCGATACTCAAGACCTTCGGTGACAATTGCCATTACAGCAACCCCAACTGATCGCCGCCGCCGGTCGTCAGGATCATTGTCGCCTCAGCGATCAACCGATCCCGGCGGGCCATTTCAACCTTCTGCTCGTCGGCGTACTCGCCAGCCCGGACAAAGAACAGCCCCGGGATGTTCGTCTTGCTCTCGCCCTGATAGGACACACCCCACGGCGCATCATCGTAACCGAGCATCTTCTGTACCGCCGCCTTGCGGATCACCTGCACCATCGCACAAGCGAGGGAGGCGAAGTACCCGGTCTGCGCGTCTCTGCCCTCTACCTTCGTCCAACCTGCCGTCTCGCACGCCTGATAGTCATAGCAGTACGAGGACGAGATCACCGCAAGCAACTTCGCCTGATGGTCGATCCCTATATCCCTGATCGGTCGGTACTGATACGGAGGCTCTTGATCCTGGCCGACACGCCCTGGCCGCTCGTCGGCGTCGGGGTATCGATCGTCCACACTCAGCACGTTCTCCGCCATCAACACCTGACCCCAGGCGGATGCGTTCTCCTCGGTGAGGATCGTATACGACTCTGATCCGCCAAACACCGTCGGAACCGAGGGATGGTAGGCGTACAACTGGTGGTGCTTGAGGCTCAGGCCGAACCAAAGCAGGAGATCGACTGTCAGATGGTCAACCACGTATGCGCTCATTTCGTTCGCCCTCCCAGGCTACCTACGATCCTCCGGGCCGGTTTGCCCGCCAGGGCGCCCGAACCTCACGGCTCAGGCGCCAAGGGCGGACGAACCCGCTACCAGTCGCCGGATCGTCCTCCCGGCACCGTCCACCACCACGGCGATCGATCGATCATCGCCGGCGAGATCGCCCAGGCCAGCGCGATCAAGACCGGCGCCTCAGTCCCGCGCGCCTCCCGATAGCGCCACACCAGCAGGAAAGGCCACTCCGGGAACTCGATCCGCCAAGAGTGATTCCACCGTTCCCGCCAACCTGGAAAGAACACGATCCGCCATTGGTTCATCGCCCCGATCCGAAAGACGATCGCCTTCATCCCGAAGGGCAGATCGTGGAGCGTGTTGAACACATTGTGCGACAGACGGTACATGCGGACGGCGTTGCGAAGTCGGGCGATCACGACAGTACCTCCAGGTATCCGCATCGATCGGTGAACCGGGTGTTCCCGCGCAGGCCGCACACCGCCCCGTTCGAGCGAACGCAGAACATCATCCGGGGATCGCGGGCCGTGCGGATCATCCGATACTCCGCACCCTTCAACCCGCGCAGGGTATAGGCAACAGCGCCGGCCTTGGTCGATAACGGGCCGGCGGTGACTTCGTACTTCCCGCCCAGGATCGAACCGACGGTGTTGATCTCCTTACGACACAGAGGGCAGATTGTGACAATCCCGAAGGCGCGCAGGGCGCCCTCGGGTTCGATCAGACGTTCGCAGTGCGGGCACACGATCAGGTCAGTCACGCCACCGCCTCCTCAGTGATCCAGGCGAGGGCCACCGGCAACGGAAGCCCGAACAACTCCGCCCGCTCGACTGCCAACTCCAGCCGCAATTCCATCCGTGTCTCACGGATCGCCGCAATCAGCGTCTCGCCCTCATCGATCGATGATACTGCGCCGATCGCCAGCATAAGGTCGTCCAATTCTCTCGACAGTTGAACGCTTCGGGGTGCCATTGTTATTCTGCCCTCCCAGGCATCTGATCCTGCCTACATTATAGCCGATAATCGGGAGGCCGTCAAGTACGAGGTTCAGCCTACTTACAACAGATGTTCTAGTCGGGGATCAGGCGGGGTTGTGCGACCTTGGGCGGGGCGGAATCGGAGAGTAGGGGATCGTTTGGCTGATCGCCGCCCCCGCCCCGCTCAGGACCTTCCAGGGCCGGGCTCGGCGTGATGTGCAACTGAGCCTGCGCCCAGGCGATCGCCTCCTCCTTCGTAGCCCAACGCAGATGCTCCCACGTGCGAGCCTGGAGGTCTGGAAAGAAAGTCTCCCTCCCCTGCGACAGCCACCAGGGGAGGGAGTGACCCTCATCGTATCGGAGGACCACCGGATCAATCGACATTCCGCCCCACGCGATACCGAGCGAGCCTGCCGCCAGTTCGGAGTGTCACAGTTCACCTTTGGCGCAAGTCGTTCTCGGCCTCTGCCGCGTCAAAGGCCACTTCCCGCGACGAGATACCCGTTTCCAGGATTGTCTTGCACCCTGGACACCAAACCCCCCACCCCTCAGCGTACGGCCAGATCGTCCGTATCGCCTCGAACTGGTGCTGGTGACTGAACATCTGCGAGAACGTCTTGCGGAACATCCACCTGCGGATCGCCCGGACCAACGCCCACATCCTGACCTCCTGGCGGCAAGAGCCACCGCACCTTTTCCTTGATCTTCAACGGCGCACCTTCAACCCAATCGACCACCGCCTGCGCTCCGTATTCGTTCGCCATCCTCGCCAAGAACCAATCCCTGAACTCCGGCGTCTCGCCTCTGTTCTTGTGAAACCACCGGCACACAATCGTACAGTTGACCGCGCTCCAGAAGTAATCGTGCTTCGACGCATCCAATTTCTGAAAGACGCTCCTCGGATAGATGACCTCGTGCAGGTCCAGCGGCTCGTCGCAGATGTGATGCTCGAACTGCTGGCCCTCGCACCGATACGCCTTCCGCGTTCGCTTGCTCTCGAACACGATGCGGTGCCATACGAAGTCCCGCAATTGGCGCCTGCGCACCAGGGCCTCCGAATGAGCCAGCCGCTCGACGGCCTTCCGCACCTGCCGGCGGGACTGACCAGCCGACGCCTTATCGTTCCAATGCTCCCGGCGCTTACCCACTGCGCGGCCTAAGCCAAACCTGCTGAGTGGTGTGCATCGACTCGCCCCTCGGCTTCGTTTGTCCCCCCATGAAGGCGTGCCACATGCCCTGATAGATGGGCGCCCACGCCGGCCAATACATCGCACGCCACGTCGCCTCGGTCAATGAGATCACGTAACGACAGTACCGCAGGTTCATCCGCGTCGGCGGCACACTTCTGTAAGCCATCATCGCGATCCGCTGGTGATCGACGTTCAACAACCGCCACAGGAGGTCGTGGTGTTCAGACTCGCTCATCCCAACACCCGCCGACTGGTCCTCATTCTCGACTCTCCCTTGCCCGCCTGACGCGGGCGCATCGCTGACACAACTCGCTCAGGTTCGGTATCCGATTCTCCGGGTGCCACCCCCGGATGATCGGCAGGCCGCACACCGTCCACAGCCCGGTCAGAGCCTTTTCCGAACCGTCGGCCAACTCGTCATGGACGACTTCGCCCTCTTCGGATCGCCAGCGCCCGATCGCCGGCAATAGCAAGGCGATCACCTAGTCGCTCCTGCCAGCGTATACGCCGACCGAACAATTTGCGCGGTCTCCTTTTCGGTCAACTCAGCGACGATCTCCGGGACTGTTACCAGCCGCGTCTTACCAGTGCGGAGAATGCGGCGACATGCCGCTCCATCCACCAGCCGCTCGATCCGCCTTGCATGGAACTTCGCCTTTCTCGTCATCCGAACATCCTCCTCTGCGCCCACTTCTCCCCGATCGGCACCAGGAACTCCGACTGGTGGCCGGTGATGGGGCACGGCCCGACGTGATCCACCGACAGATAGGCACCGCAAGCTGTGTGGTCGCACGCCGACCGGAGATAGATCACGTTGCTGTCGCCGTCCCGCTTCCCAATCGCATTCGGCTCACGGCACACCATATCGGCAATCCGCCCACCTGCCGACTGCCACGGGATCGGCGTCCCTCCATCGAGAGCCCGCGGCGGGAACCCCACATGAAAGAACCCATCCACGATCTCATGCCGCGTCACCGGACGGCCAACTCGCAGGAGATAGGCCACGATCCGGTCCTTCTGCGACGTCGCCCGCCCGGTCAACGCGTGCTGGTAGTACGCCTCCCGACTCGTGTTCGTCACTCGACTCGGCGGTGTCATTCCGTCCTCCGGTGGTGGGGCGTATGGCCAATATGCCACCCGCCACAGAATCGGCACTTGTACGTGCTGATCGCGCTGTCAGTCGCCTTCGACGCATACCGCGCTTCGCGGACTGCCTCTGTGTGATCCGCGAAGCGCCGTTTGCCCTCGCACTGCTTACGGCGTAGCGCCCTCTTACTGGCCAACTACTGCAACTCCCCGCCGTAGTATTGCCGCTCCCAAGCCTTGCGCTTGCTGACAGCCTTCTCATGGGCGATGTCCTCACCCCACCGATCAACACTGAACCGGCTCTTGAGAGTGCGACCCTCTGGCGTCTTGATCCGCGCTTCCCACACTGGCCTCCCACCGCCGAAGGGTTGATAGCGTGAGATTCCAACACGCCGCGTTGCGAATCGTCTCACCTTCCTTTCCGTGCGCGGCTTGGCCATCTTGCCCTCCTGAGTGTTGCGCCACTCCAGCGCCGCAATCAGGGCCTTCCGCTTCCCGTCGTGTGTGCTGACCTGGAATCGCTTATACCGGCGCTTCCCTGCCCAAGACACAACGACGACATAGCCAGCGCCCTGTGTTTCGGACGCCGGCCTGAACGTAATCCCTTTCTTTCCTGTATTGCTCAACTCGGTTCCTCCTGGGAGACTTCTGCCTTCGACCAATCGCCGGCAGTTTCCTCCGCCTCTCGCTTCCACTTGCGTACCTTCTCCGCCATCTTCTCGAACTCACGCGTCAGATACGTCTCCTCCTCGGGCAACAACTTCACCGTCTCCTCCAATCGCCGTGCCACCAAATCCTGCCACGCCTCGCCTGCGAACACCGACATCGGGATTTGATCTATGGCATAGGCCCTCTCCGCCGTCTTGAACACTTTGACGTTGGCCATCGTGATCTTGCCACCGCCCTCCAGATTCCCGGCCAACTCATTCTGAATCTCCTCCGGTTGGACGGCCACTACTTCCGCCACTGAGACTGCGATACGTCCCGCAGTCAGCGCCTTGCGGATTGGCGCGATCAAACCTCCCAACTTCAAGCGTTTCTCGATCGTGCCTTTCGGCAGACCCGTCGCCTCTCCGATCTGCGCCATCGTCGCACCGTTCTTCAACAGCGCCTCAATCGCCGCCAACTCACTCACCGGATTGTCCGAGCGCAGTCGGTTCAGCGCCAGCGTGAGGACATCTCGCCACTGCCCCTCCTCGGCTCCATAGACCATCGCCGGCACTCGATCCAGGCCAGCCGCCCGTGCCGCCTTCACCCGGCGCCGTCCATCGATCACGTCATACCCGCCCGCCTTGGCCTTCTTCGTAGGCCGTTCCACGACCACGATATTCTCCAAGACGCCAAACCTTCCGACGCTCTCGACCATCGCCGCCGTTGGCTCCGGCCCCGGCAACTCCTCATCGATCGGCAACGCCATCAGCGCGATGTATCGGCGCTCCGCCTTCGGTGCGTCCTCAGGGATCAATGATCTTTGCTTCGTCATCATGCCCTCCCAGGCCCAAGGATTACGACGTTCGCATAGCGCGGCTGAATCTCCATCTGGCTCACTCGACCACTCGCCATCGTGATCTTGATAGCGTCTCCCTTATCCGTACCCTCAACAAAGTACCGAGTGGCGCCCACGAGGATCTCAACACCGCCTCTACCGGAGTAAACGTCCTCCGGCGGTTCCGGCGCTCGCGTCTTGATGGTCATGCGCTTCATTCGTCGTCCTCCTCGTATCCATCCACGAACTGCTGTAACTTCGACCGCATTTCGTCCTCGCGCTGTCGGGCCGCGTCGAACAGGTCGTCGTCCCGCAGTTCGGCCACCCGATCCTCGACCAGAGCGCGCAATAGCCGCGGCTCCATCGCGTCCAATTCCCAGGACTCGTCGCCCCACGCCTCAATGTACGCCGCCGCCCGACTGTCTGTGATCTTGGCCGGGTTAGGCGGAGGATCGTGCTCCTCCACCTGTTCCATCGTCAGAGCCATCCGACGCAACTCGATCGTCGACTCGGAGAACATTTCGATCCGGTCCCGTACGTCCCGGTCCATATCCAGACCCGACGGGTCGTGGTCCCCGAAGTAGAGGATGTGGACCTCCTTGCCGCGGCCGATCATCTGGCCGATCCGCTTGCCGACCTCGTACATGTGGCTCAGGCTGGAGTAGCCGCGGTTTGCCGTGAACCGGACGTCCAACTCCTCGCAGGCCGGTTGCAAGACACCGCTCAGCGCGTCCTTCTCCACCATGACCTCAACGTGGCAGGGCTGATCCTCCCACTTGTCGGTTCGGTACTGCGCCGCCGCCGCCGCCACAATCTCCGCAGGCGACCGCCAATGCGCACTCCATTCCGTCTCACGCACCCGGTCCTCGATCGCATCCCAATCGATCATCCCGGCCAGCCGAGCATCGCCCAGGTGGTCGCCCAACCGTTTGTAATTCCGCTGGCTGTTCTCCAGGTGGCCACGCGCGACCAACTGATAGAACAACTGGCGCAGGGTCAGGCGCATCCCTTCCCGACCATACTCAGCCAAGATGCCCCCCGCGATTTCGAGCAACGCCATCGTTTCGTTCGCGAAACGCGTGTGCTTGAAGAACTCGCGCACATCACTCCTCCACGATGTCCACTGGCACGCCGGCCTTCGCTGCCAGGGCAATCACTTCGTTGTGGCTTCCACCGTCTAGGTCGAGCACGACCGCCAGATTCGAGATCGGGAACGACGCAAAGATCGCCGGGTGATACTCCGGCACATGGCCGTCAGGCCGGAGCATCCCGGCATAAGTGAATCCACTGGCCAACTTCCGGCGGACGCCTATCATCATCGGAGCGGTGCCCATCTGATCTAACTCCAGGACCTCGGCCTCGGCCTCCCCCTCGATGTCCTCCCACCACAGCGCCGCGCACATATGCTCCGCGGATCGTGGCACATGCACCGGCACCGAGCAAGGACACCTGCCCTCCGGCTTGCGCACACTGTACGCGGCGCGTTGTTCGATCCACGCCCGTCGGTGAATGAAGATCATCCGACTGCCAAACGTCAACTTCTCGAAGTCGAGCGTCTTGGGGAAGCGTCGGCTCACACCCATCCGCCGCGTTTCCTCGAGAAAGTCGGCCACGTTCGGATAGTATTCCTCCCCAATCCAGTCGAACACATGCCATATACCGTCTCGCTCGATCAACTTCACACCGATCGGGCTGACACCCAACTCCTGCGCCGAGATCGGCAAAGGCGGATCGACCAAGAAGTGCTCTAGCGGTTTGCCGTTCGGAGACATTCCGCATTCGCCGTACACGCCTCCCTTGACCCGTTTCCCGCATCCTCTCGCCATGCCCATCATGCCCTCCCCAGGTTGGCCGGACGCTTGATCCGAGCCATTGCCTTCAACTGGCCCCACTCGAAAATCTGTACAGGGCCGATGATCGTGCCATCTTCCCCCACCGGCACCACGACCGCGCTATTGTCGTCAATCTGCGCGGTGATGCGCCAGCAGTGATTCCTCTCCACCGCCTTGACGACCCGATCCCATTCTTTCTGCGTGACTTCCATGCCCTCCTCCAATCCTGCCTACATTGTAGGCAATACTGCCCACTTGTCAATCCCCAGGCTACGGGTTTTCTGCCCGGTGCGTCCAGGCCCAGGCACCGCGGAAGATCGAGGCATACGCTACGACTCGTTTTGCGCCGCCGCCCATCGATCTGCGGACCTCGACCTCCGCCGTTCCGCCGCCACCGAGCGGGCTGAGGATCGCCAGCGACCACTTCGCGGCGTCGTCCGCATTCTCTGCCTCGATCTTTACCTTGAACGTGACTTCGTACTCGTACTCTCTCATGGCTCCCACCCAGGGATGAACGGTCAAGTTTCACCACCCGCCGTTCGGTTTCATAAGTCGGGCCTCGATCAGCGCCCGGACCAACGTCCCGACCGCCCCGGCCTCCCGATTCAATCCCTGAGCCTCTAGGCGCCGCACGTAGGCCACCGCCGCGTCCGCCGCATTGTGCAGGGACAGATCCGGTTCCGGCAGGTCGGCCAACGTCGGCAGACTTTCGACCAGCGTCAACCGCCGTTGTGTGATTGACACCTGGGCTTGCTCCGTCCAAAACTGCTCGATAGCGAACAACGACTGCTGATCTTGTTCGGCCTGGAGATCGGCCACCATCCGTCGGAAGTCGCCAAGCCGCAAGCCCGCCCCGCTATTCAACGCCCGAACCGCGATCCGTTGCCGGTTCAGATCGAGCGACACCAGCGTTTCGGCATGAGCCAGTGGGATGTTGCCCGACGCTACCAAGCCCTGTATTTCCGGGGCGAGGTTCAAGAGGGCGATCCTCCGCTCGATATGATCCACCTTCACTCCAACGGATCGGGCGATCCGCTCGACTTCCCACCCGAAGCGATCTTGCCGCACGCTATAGGCCCTGCCTTCATCGATCGGGTTCAACTGCTCGCGGCCGACGTTCTCCAACAACATGATCGCCGCGGCTTCCCAATCCTCCAGGCCCTCACGCACGTCGGCAGTGATCGCATCCCATCCGAGACTGACCGCCGCCCGGTAACGCCTCTCCCCCGCAATGATCTCGAACCGGCCCCCGCGAGGGCGAAGGACGATCGGCTGTTGCTGACCGACCTCCGCCATGCTCGCGGCCAAGTCCTCGATGCGGCGAGCGTCGAACACCGTCCGATCGTTATTGCCCGGATCGATCTGAGAGACGGCTACCTGCACCCCGATCATGCCGCCAACTCCTCGTGCCGAAGGTAGAACAACGCTTGCTCGTACGCCTCTTCGATTGTGTTGTAGCCGCCGTCTTTGGCCAGCGTCCACGCGATCGCATCCAACAGAGGCCGCAAGTCCGCCGGCACCTGTGCGATGCTGATCGGGAATTCCTGCTCAACTTCGGTTTCGATCACTCCTTGCGCCATGACTTCCTCCCTGTGGGCTGATTGCCCAACCGACACGCCGGGAGTTTCAACCGGCGTGTGGGGTTGTCCGATCAGCCGTACTTGATCTCCCCGAACACTGCGATCTGGAGCGCAACGTCGGCACCGATCGCATCTACCTCGTACTCATCGGTTTCCCAACCGACGAACTGGCCAGCGATCAGGCGGGACACATTGACCTTGCCACTTCGGATCGCATCGACCGCCTGCTCGATATGCTGTCCCTCAACGAACTTGGAGAACGCCCCACCGCCATCGATGCGGGTTCCATCCTCGATGACTCGAACCGACGTGACGAATGCCTGATCGTCGCGGACGATACGATCGAACTTCGCCCAATAACCACTGCCGGTTTCAACTGCCGTCGTGAGGACTTCTACTGACGCGGTAGCCATTACGACTGCCCTCCCTGGGCGATCATCGCCAACTGTCCGGCGTACTTCGGAAGGCGCCGGTGAGCGATCGACAACTGCTTTCCACTGAGCGTCCGGCCTCGGGCGATTTGCTTGGCGAACGATGTCAGGATTTCCGCATCAACCGCCGTAAAGCCGACAGCGTTGTGATACACCGTCGTCTCTGCATCCTGCTCCGAAGGCGTCTGCCGATCGAAGAGGACCACGATCGCCCGGTGCGCCCACTTAGGATCACTCGACACCTTCTCGCGGATGGTCGCCTTCAACTGCTCGTGCTCGATCTTGCGGGGGTCTTTCTGCTTTCCCATGTTGCCCTCCCCAGGGTTTCAATCCTGCCTACATTATAACCGATATAGGGGGGGGTGTCAAGAGGCCGGCGGGGGCCGGAATACAACAGGCGTTCTAGGTTGGGGCGCCAGAAGAGGAAAGCCGCCAGGAAACCTCGGGCGACGTTTTGCGGGAAGGGTGTGCTAGGGAGTATGGTCCTTGGTCAGCCCGCACCTCCTCGAACTTCCTGTGGGGTCAGCCGCCATCGATCCGCTCGACTTCCTTCGCCACCGCCTCCACAAAATCCCGGCAGTGCTTCCGCACCGATGGCTTGGCTGTCGGATCGTCGGCCACCTGTTCCGCCGACGTGTGCGCCCTCACAAGGCGCCGCTCCCACGCCGCTTCCTTCGCGCCGTCCTTCTTGCGGTGACGAATGATCGCATCCACCGGCGCCGGCCGACCGCCGTAATCGTCGGCGCTCTCAACCGCCCACGTCGCCAGTTTCCGCCAACCATCTTTCCCTGCGGGCTTGCAGGCGCGCAACTGGTGATAGGACAGCACATCGAAGTCGAGGCGGTCCTGCGGATTGAAGAACCGCGCCATGTTCTCTCGATCTCTGGCGGTTCCATTCGACAACTGCCGTTCAATCGCGAACCGCCGACGCACGCGGCTCTTACCGAACCTCGGCCCGAACTCGTCCACTAGCGCGCCGCAGTCGTCGCCGTCCTCCCACTTGCTGTTCGTCTCTCCATCCGACCGAGCCTGTAGCCTCTCGATCACATCGACGGGAAAGATCACGTCTTTCAGGTCATCGAATGACAACTGCTTTGTCTTCGCCTTGCCTTTTCTCTTAGCCATCACTTCAACCCCTCCACTATCTTGATCGCTTCCCTGATCCGCTCATACTCCGCGAGCGCCTTCTGGCCGCGGATGTAGTCGGGGATCGCACGGCCCAGGTTCGCATCGAAAGCGAACTCACGCTGTTTCACCTTCTCCATGCACTTGATCGCTACCTTGATCGCCTCGGCTCGATTCACGTCGCCGCGCCCGCCAGGACGACGCACATCAGCACCAAGGCCACGATCAGGAGGGCCGAGCACAGCCCGCCGCACCCACTGTCCCGGCGGCGCCTGTCGTCCAGCTTGATATTCAGGCGGATCGGATCATCCATCCTTCAACCTCCCGCGCAATCGATCCTCGGCACGATACATCCCCTCCAAGCCGACCTCCCCGTATTCCCGGCCACGATGTCGGAACTCATCCAGCGACTCGACATAGTGATCCGCGGCCTTGGCGATGCGTACCAACCACAGCGCGTCCCGCACCAGGATCGGCGTCATCGTCTCGACGTCCAGGCTTCCCAACTGACGCTCGATCGCGTCAAGCCGCGGCGTTCTCATTCGGGACATCCGCTCGCTCGTAGGTCGCCTGGAAGATTTCCGGATTGCATGGATACAACTCGCCTTTGATGCCTCGGATAATCCAGTCGCCGGGGATCGCGATCATCAGCCCTTCCGATCGGCCATCCACTCCGGTGTTGATGACGAGGCGAGGCGACCACACGCCCCTCTCGTCCAGGTGCTCCGACTCGAACACCACCGCGCCCACTACTTCGATGCCATGATCGATTCCTTTCAGCACTGCCTCGGCCCACCAATTCGGGTCCTCCTTCATCTTCGGATAGATGAACTCGATCGCCTCGACCACCACTGGCTTCTTGCGATAGCTACCCATCATTTCCTCCTCGGGATGCGTGAACTGCCGTCTCGATACAGCGGGTCGAATCGGACCACGACAGGGCACAGATCAGGATGCCCGAACGATCGAATGAACTGATCCTTGTCCTTCCACAGCCCTCCCTCGGCTTCCACGTCGCTCTCCGGCATATCGCCCAGGCGTTCGCGGTACGGTTCGCACGTCAACCGGATCAGCCCGACCGAATGACCGTTGGCGCGGGGCGACTTGTTGTAAGCCTCGTGAACCAACCTGCCCTCGCGCCACGCCTTCAACCACTGCTGGAAGTATGACTCCTTCCACTGGCGCCGTGTGCAGGTCTTATTCCCGACCAAGAACGCCTCCGTCGTCCAGGCGAAGGAGACGATCATCGCCCCTGCCTCACTTGTCCATTCCACAACTTGGCCTGCTCGGGATAAAGGTTGATCGTGCTCGGGAACTCTTGAACCCGCAACGCCTCCGGCCACTCCGCAGGATCGTGTCGCTTATCCGGGTGACCGCCCAACTGCTTGACGAACACGGCAATCCCCAGGCTACGGCACTGCCTCAGAAGATCCAACGCCCACTCGACCTCCATCGGCCTGCAACCCTCCTGGCTCTCGCCGCCGATGATGACCCAATCGATCGCCGGCCCGATCCTGAACGGCCGACCGCCCATGCCGCCATACGCCTCCGTATCGACCAGTCCACTCAGATCGACCGGCCCGATCATCGGCTCGACACTCAGGAACCGCACGACGGACGGCTGGCGCGCGATGATCGGCACCCTTTCGTCGGCCCTGGTCTGGTCCTCGACCGACGTGCCAAGCCACACATTCGGCAGGCGCATCACCCCGCACATCCGATCGATGTTCTCCGGGCGCTTCGTCAGTAACAACCAGTCGAGCGAATGCGTCCGACCGATCACATCCCATAGCTTCGTCCGCTCGACACCCAGGCCGCTCGCGGTCGGCTCCTCATCATCGCCATAGTCCTCGAAGACATCGCACATTGATCCGCAGAACACTCGGCGCCGCACGCCTTCCTTTTCCGCCCTCGTGTTCCAACGCCACGGCTCCTGCCAGTGACCAGGGCCGAAGACCCTGCGCTCTCCCCTCGGCCCCCACAGGCCCGGATGACCCCACCGATCGCTTGCGATCTCCGCGTAGCACAACTTACACCCTGGCGAAACCCTCGTGCATCCCCACCAGGGGTTGAAAGTCGCGTCGCACCATGCAATCCCGGTATGCTCACCCACGGCGGCACCAGCGCAGGCGGAAGATGTAGAGCCACCGTCGCCACCAAGTCATGCCTTCGTAGGGATCACACGCCATCGCGACCTCGCACGACCCGTTCGGCCATCCTCGATGCCAGCGGCCCAATCACGTCCAACTGCTCCTGTAACTCCACAGCGTAGTCGTATAACACGCAGAACGCATCCTGCCACTTACGCGGTTTCCCACCCGGCCCAGCAATCCAGATGAACCGGCCTTCCTCCAGCGCCGCCCGGAGGTCCTTCAACTCCTCAACCGGCGTCGGCACTGCCCTTCCTGTCGTCAATCGTCATCATCCACTGGAGCGCGACGGCGGCAATCTGCATCGCCTCCTTCCGCTCCTCCGTGGTCGAACACTCAGGCACACACATCGACACCGGAGCGCCGACATCTTCTAAGACTTGCTCGGCCTTCCGGCCAAGACCGACCGCCTCTTCGAGCAGTGCCGCATCACGAGCATCCAGCCCGCCACCCGCTTCCCGGTCGGCCACAAGGACCGCCTCTGCCGCCTCGCCCACTTCCTCCATGAGGATAAAGAACCACCCCACCGAGTCGTGATTCCGACGCGGTCCCCATTTCTCGTCCTGGCGCCTGCATTCCGTCAATACATCGACAGCTTGAATCGCAGTCACGTCACGCCTCCCTGATACGTGCCATCCATGCCTGCCACAGCGACCGGAGACGATTCCGCGGCAGACCCTTCTCCTTCAACTCCGCCTTCGCCTTCACCAACGACTCGCGCCGGCGGACCTTCCTGAGCGCCATAGTCCGACGCTTAGGCCTCTCCACCTTCACCTTCGGCCCTGGCTCTTTCTGATCCCTCATCGTTTCACCCGAACTTCGCTCGCAGGTCCACCACCTGCCGGTCGTCATACATCAATCCGCCTACCCTGTGCTTGCCGTACTTGATCGCCGTCATTCCATCGAACAGCGACTTGATTACATTGTCCAGGTCAGGGAGGCCGTCGACTCGAATGCCCGGATCGACTTCCTTCGCGATGACCAGCGTGGCCGGCTCCGGGGCCTGCATCATGAACATCAGACTGATCTCCACCGGGCCGACCAGCGTTTCCGTCTCCTCCATCCCGACCTTCCGCTTCGCGTCGATCACCTTCGCCCGGATCAGTGCCTCGTACTCCTTCGTTTGCTCCGGGGTGTAGACCACTCCCTGTCCAAAGCGCGGCCTGCCCTTCGGGACTGCCCGACCCGGCACGACCAAAGTAACGCTCCTCGGCTCCACGTTGCTCCTCCTCGGTGCAATAGAACAAAAGCGTCTCGTAGCTGTCTCCTGCCCTCAACAACCCGAACTTCGCCTGGGGATCGTCCCACACCACCCTCCCCGCCCCGCGGAGCGCGCCCCCGATCCGCTTCTGCGCCTCACGTGCGTCCTCCGGGCTGATCGACTCGACCGACAGCGTGACCAGTCCGGCCGGCGCCTTCCACATTTTCTCGATAATCGATCCCAGGAGGGTTGCCTGAATCTTTCCGCCCGTTCTGAGGTCAATCACCGCCTTCGCCAACTGTTCGTCGCTGATCTCTGCTGGGAACTCATACGCAAATGGCATCATTCCATCCTGATTCCTATCACCCGCCCCCAACCGAGAGAGCTAACCACCGCGTCGATTTCGTCCCGCCATTCCTCAACGACTTTCGGCGCCTGTTCGTTCTGATAGAGCAACGTCACTCCGCCCGCTACCCGAGCAATCTTGAGGCCTCGGCCAAGCCACGTCTGCCTGACCGAGTTAGGTATCCTCTCTTGAACCAACAGCGCCGCTTGGAACTTCTCCACTTCCTCCACAGACACGAATGGCGTAGGTGCAATTTCCCGGCGGGATTCTGCACCCAATCCTTCTTCAACCAAAGACTCCTTTATTTTAGGTTGTGATGGAGTCTTAGGATCGTAAAGGATCGGGTGCAATTTCCCGTCAGCAGATTTCACCCCTGCAATTTCTTCACCTGAAGAATCTGCACCCCCACCGATAGCGGTGTAGTGCGGCCCGAGCCGATAAACGTGCGTGCCCTTCGGCCCTTCGCCCCTTCGGATGACCAATTCGCCCGACGCCTCCAAGACCGGAAGGATGTCGATGATGCTTCGGGCCGAAAGCCGCGACTTACGGGCCAAGAAGTCGATCCCGCACCACGCCTCTCGCGTCTCGGCGTTGATGCTGTTGGCGACCATAATCATCACGACCAAGTGGCCATGCGACTGCTCGCTGTGGTCGATCACTTGGGCAAGAGCCTCGATACTCATGTGACTTCTCCAGCAATGCCATCCGCCCCTCCACGCTGTCGGCATCCGGCGGATTTGCCCTGGGGAGAGCCGTTTCCGACGAAGACCGACAGCGTGGAGGGGCGGATGGAACGACTGCGGTTGAAAATCCCCAGGGCCATGCCACGGATCTTACACCCTGCTCAGTTCAGTGTCAAGAATCACCCGACCCCGGCATGGCGTCCGGGGTCGGGGGGAGGGCAGGGTAGCGGCTCCGGGGGTACTACGGCCCCGGCCAGGATTGGTGGACCGGGAGGCGCCGCAGGAGGAGCCACACCCCACTGGCTTCAAGTTAGCACGAAAGCGCCGTCTCTGTCAACTCACCTGATACTGCGCCTTCACACGCTCCCTCGCCTTCTTGAAATCGTCGCCGCACTCCTTGACGATTTGGAGGCCGACTGAATGCTCCAGGCCAGTTTTCTTGAACGTCAACCAGAATGCCGTCGAAGCACCTAAAGCGTCCTCTCGCACGACCGGCGGAGGGTTTCCATTCGTTGGCTCCTCCGACTTACCTTCGGCACCGGCACCTTCAACCTCATCTTCGTCATGCTCGATCGGAGTGAAATCGCCCTCCGTGACGGGCTCCACATGTGCAACCGCCAGATCGAGCGATGACCCCAGGAGCGCCGGCAGGGTGGCATCCCGCATGGCCACTAATTTCTGTCCGACCCAATTAGGATCGGCCTCGATCGAGAGCAGAGACTTCGTGACCTTGACCTTCTTGCCACCTTCGAGACGACTGATCCGCGCAGGACGGCGGCGCAGGATGAGCGGCATCCCGATCAAGCCGCGCTCGCCCAGCAAGGCGTACGCTTCCAACTGCTCGGTCAGCCGCCCGATGTCATACACGCTCGAAGTCAGCACTGTCAGATAGGCCGCACGCCTCAGGATCGGCAGGATGACCTTCAGCCGTCCATACGGTTTGCAGAATACCGGCGTCCGCTTCCCTGCCGCGTTGTCATAGAAGGCCACCGGCGACTCGCCGTCGCATGGGACCTGCATCCCACCCGGGCCGACGCCATTCTTGACTCTCGTCTCTCCAGTCAGCGGATCGAATGCGTACTGGACGAACTCGCCATCGCAACGGTGGATCAGCCCGCCCGCCAAGTACGCCTCTCGCCATGCCTCGAAGTTTTCTGCCGGCGTTGCGAACGGCAGCACGATGTCGATTTCATCCGGCTTCGGCCCGTACGCCGTGGCGAACTTGCCTGCCGCCTCAACCTCCTTCTCATCGAACTCGACCCGGAAGTACGACAAATCCTTTCCGGGCTTGTTCGGTTCCTTCGGCGCACCCTTGCGAATGCGTCCGATCTCGGGAAACCGCGCGGCGCGATCAGTCAACCCCTTTATGCCCATGGCCCATCCTCCTCAGCGGAAATGTTCGCGCCCATGACAGCGCGAGCAAAGAAATTCGATGTTTTCGGGTTGATTGTTCAGACGATCCCTGTCTTTGTGGTGACGATGAATCCGAATCGTCCCTGGTACTGCTCCGCATCGGATACATGGCAGGGTTTGCGGATAGAGCGTTCTCGTTCTACTGGTAGCCGAGCGGTGCTTGATAGACTGCCCTTTCCAGTTCCAATGTTTGGGACCGCCCGGTTGCTTTCCCCTGTTGAACTCATTACTGCCCGGCGAGAGGGGGAATGTCTCCCTGTGGTGTTCCCACCGCCATAGTCCAAAGCACCGCTTAGAACAAAAGCGGGCGCGAGGGTGTCTTGATAGATTCACCTCCAGTTCTCCGCATCGCTGGCAAGGAGCAATTCTAGGCATCGCCATCCTCCTTGCCCCACAGGGCTTCCTTCGCGGCCTTCAACTCCTCCGGCGTCAGCGGCGGCGGACCCAACTCGGGATAGGCGTCAACAACTCGGACGTAGTTTCCAAGATCGTGCTCGCGCTGGTCATTCACAAACCACTCGGACACGTGGCCCCCCGGCTGGCATCCCTTCGGGCAAATCAGGTGCCATTCCCTTTCGCCCGCTTGCCCATCCTCCACCGGGAAAGCCTTGAGGACCATCGGCCCCCAACATTGAGCACAACGTCGAGACTTCACTTCGCCAAAAAGCATCCGGGGAGTCCAGGCCACGACTGCCCTCCTTCCAATCCTGCCCACATTATAACAGACCTGGGCCGGGTGTCAAGCCCGGCCCAGGTAATCCGACTGCGGGATTCGTTCTCAGCCGACCACTGGCTTGCCATCCTCATCGTGGCGCAGGAGATCGCCCACAACGATTGCCTTCTTCACCAGCTCTAACCGCCTCTTGCGGAGCAAGGCCATCTCCGCTTCGACCTGCGTTACTTCCTCCTCAATATCCGTCGGCATGACCCGGACGCAATCGGGCATGGCCATGTACATTTCCACCTGCCACTGATCTCCCAGGTGTCGGCTCTCCTCCTTGTGTTGGCCCATCACGTGATAATGCTCCACATGGGCCGGATGGAAGCGCACGTGCGATTCCTCTGTGAGACGTATGTCCTTGGGATTGTCATAGCCACGCGCCAGAAATACGATTCTCATCCTTCCTCCCATCTATCGTCACCGTCCGCGTCCACGTTCTCCTGTGCGGCGTCGTACTCATCCCAGGGCGGTTCCCCAGGAAAGGCCACATCATGCAGGAACGTCGGCTGGAGATCGGGGTGACCCGCGCCCACTGGCCGGCACTCACCACAATCGACCGCACCACAGTCACACATCAGATCGCTCCTTTCAACGCCTCTTCCAATTGTCCGGTTTCTGCCGTCGTGCAGTAGGCATAGATCGTCGCCACGAACTCGCCGTCAAGGATGCCGCGGAACAACCAGACGATCGGGATGGTCCGGTGTGCCGCGGCTAACTCGCATCGGATCGCCAGCAATTCATCGCGCAACGCTTCGGCCATCCTCTCGCCTGATCGTCCATCGACCGCACCAATCTCGATCTTGCAGTGAGTGAAGTTGGTCGCCACATCAATCCCCTTGCGCCCAAAACACACCGGCACCGTGGAAGGGATTGCCACACACCCCCGGCCCGATCGCCGTCAGGCGCACCGTCTGAGAGCCGCCGCATTCAGGACAATGCGTTAGGTTGACGAACGTCCAGACGCCGAGTGCCAATCCTTCCGGCAACGACCCCGGATCGCCGTCAATCGCCCGATCAGGACCAACCCACCGAAAGAACGGGATATGCGCTTCGATGCCGGGGTTCCCGCCATCGAAGGAACCGTACGGCCTCCAAGCGTCCAGCGGGATAGCACCGCCGCCGGTTATGACGTGATCGAAGCCACGGGATCGAGCCTCAGCTAAGAAAACATCGAACTGTTGGCGGTCCATCACTCTCCTCCTTTGTGAGGTTTCGCAACACGACGATCCTTTGGATTGAAACGATACTGCCGCTCCCCAAGGTTCAACTCTCGCTCGTTGCAATAGGCGCGGGCGCCCTCGCCAGCAGTGACCATGTTCTCCTCGACCCGCGTCTTGCCGCAGTAGTTACACACGCGGAACACCGATTTCTTGCGGGGCGCCGGCGGTTCGGCGTGCGCGTCGGCACCAGCCTGCAACTGCTGGCCGATCGCCCTCCACAACCGCTGTTGATTTCGGGGACTGCGCCGGGTCTTCATTCCCGTCCTGCCCGGATCGCACGACCAGCCGCGGCCTTGGCGGATAGCCCATCATCGTACCAATCGGCGTAACAGCAATCCGGCAGATCGGCAGAGGTCACTCCAAACAGCGACCGCCGCTCGATCTCGCGATCAACCTTCTCCATCCAGGCCTCGAACGATAACTTCCGGGACTTCGTGGTAGGTTCCATTTTTGCCCTCCCAGGCGCTTTCAATCCTGCCTACATTATATCAGATATAAGGAAGCGTGTCAAGCCGCCGAAGAATGGCATTAGAACAGCCGTTCTCGCGGGCGGTTTGGCCAGAGCGCCCAGGAACGCCCAGGAGCCAGTAGGCGACGTGCCTGTGGGGATTTCCCCTGGCCACCGGCTAATCGCCAGGACGCGCCTGTTTTAGACGGTGCAAGGGGGTCCTAGAAACAATCCGGCCCAGGCGCACCCCGCCAATGGGGGACCTGGGCCGGTGACAACTGAGCGTGCAACGACCGGGCCGCGCAGACCCGCTCGCCAGCACCTAGCCGAAACGTGCCGCCGTCTTCGGATTGTCCTTCAGGCGATTGAACGACACCTGGGATGCCAGCAACAGGAGGAACGCAAGGCCGAAGAAATCGGTCGGTAGGGCGAACCCCAAGAACACACTGGCGGCGTAGACTCCGATGGCTCCGATCACCAATGCGATTGCATATGTGATGACCACAGCGACGGTGCCCGACACGTTGATCCTGCTGAACAGCCATTCGAGCGGGAATGGTCCCACCCACCCGACGATCAGCGTGATGACGTAGAAAATCACCTGCTCGACCTCGGGCGGCAAGACCTGACGGAAAGCCACGATGAAGGGGAGGGCGATGAGCAGAACGAACAAGAGCACAGTGGGGATCACAAACCTTCGAGTGCGAGTCATGCGTTGCCTCCTTTTAGGCAATTCGGAGGGCCGAGCCGGTTAGCCTATACCGTGATCCGGCAGGCCGACGAACTTCCCGCCTCTTAGAACCGACGGCCTCTCCTGGGATGATCCTGAGGAAAGCCTACACCCGAAAAGCCGGCCGGTCAACGCCAGTCAACAACCTCCCAGCTCCGCTTCGATGCACTCCGCCGGGAGCGTGTCAAACGCCGGCCACACGAACGAGAGCAAATTGTCCTTCCACCACCACGCCAGCGGCATATTGTATCCGCCAGCAATTCCGCCGCTGTTGATCCGCACTTCCACCCAGGGGATCGCGAGACTCCCCATCTTCTCGACTGCCGTCTCGTAATCGACTTCGATTGCAAGTCCCTTGATGAGAATGTTTACGAACGCGTCCTTCTGCCCTGTGCAGTCCACGATCAGAAGCGGGCCGTACCACTCCTCTCCTGGCCTTCGGAGGTATGCCGTGTTCCCGATGTTGCCGCATCCCATCACCGCCGCCACCCCCCGATACTCCCCGCACGGCAGGTCGCGGTTATCACAGACAATCTCCATCACGCCCTGCGCGTAACTCGACATCCCTCCACCGAAGCCGCGGGGATTGCGGAAGTGCGACGCCTCCCAACTGACCCACCCCGGCACGCAATAGCCCTGATTCATGTAGCCGTTGTAGAGATCGTCGTCCTCACAGTCCACTGCCCAAGGCACTTCGATGCCCCAACTTGGATCGATAGTCGCCGTGAGCGTTGTACCCGGAGTGGGAATCGGCGCCACCGTCAGCGTCTTGCGCGTATCGATCGTTGGCGGGCGCTCGATCATTTGCGTATCGATCGCTGGCGGGGGCTCGATCATCTGAAGCAACCATACCCACGCCAAGGCGAACCCCATCAGCCCCGCGGCAAGAAGGCGTGCTAAACCACGAATCGGAGTTGACTTCGACAAACGGGGGGTCAACCCGCGGTGGGCGAAGGCTCGACCGTGACGGTGCCGGTCGTCACCGGGCCTTCTTTCCCACTCGCGTCCTTCACTCGCGCCTCGTGGTAGTACCGACCTTGCAGACCAAGAAGCGCGAACGCTTGGGCCGCGGTGATCGTGAACCGCAGGCCGTCATTCGTCCCATTGACGTTGACCAGGGTAATGTCACCATCTGCCTTCGTCATCACCGCTTCGGCCTGAACATTGAGCGCCGACCTCCACATGCCCCATTCCTTCGTGTACCCGGTCATGTTCAAGGGGACACCGGCGGCGTCTACGACGGGGATCGTGACTTCCTTCGTCTGGCCAACGTACAGGGTGAAGTCCTGTTGCGTGACTGTCATGCGCCACCCTCCAAGGTGATGCTCGTCTCCGGGGCTTCGCCTGTGATCGTGTCAAATGGGGTATGGCTCCCCCGCAACTCTGAGGCTACCACGAACGCTCCCGCCAGTGTGACCGCGCTGGTGAATGCGATCGCCGCACCCACGAATGGATCGATCGTCAGGATGACAACGGTCGCCGGTGCCGGAAGGATCAACAGACTCCCAAGCACCACGGTCGGATCGACCACCGTTACCACCGCGTAGGCAGGCGGTGGCGTTATCGTCATCGACCCGAGCACAGTCGCCGGATCAACTGTCAAGGCCACTGCACTCGCTGGGGCGGGTTCGTAGAGCACGACAGCAATGACCTGGGGATCGAGCATCAATGCGATCGCACTCGCCGCCGTCGGAGCGATTGTGAGGCTCCCTTGCACAACAGCAGGGTCAACAACCGTCGGCACAGCGTAAGCCGCGACGGGCGTGATCGTGACCGATCCGAGGACGACGGTCGGCCCAACCGCCTCCGCCACAGCGAAGGCCGGTTCGGGGCTGACCGTCAATCCTCCTCCCTCAACCACTGAGGGATCGATCGTGAGGATCACGGCACTAGCCGGCGCCGGTGCGATCGTCAGTGATCCAAGGACCACCGACGGATCGACCGTTGTCGTGATCGCCACGGCGGGCGACGGCGCGAGGACCAGACTTCCAAGAACCACAACGGGATCGATAGTCTCTGCTCGCGCCGTCGCCGGCCCAGGTGCTACCAAGAGACTCCCGAGGACTACTGTAGGATCGAGCGTGAGGATCACGCCGCTGGCCGCCACTGGCTCGTACACGACGTTATTGACTACCGCGGGATCAAGCGCGAGGGCTACAGCACTTGCCGCCGTCGGTGCGAGGACCAGGGAGCCGAGCACGACCGTCGGATCGACCGATGCGGCTACAGCCTCGGCCGCGGCAGGGGTGACAACGACCCCCCCCGAGCTGTATTCGATGTGGAGCTTGGCGGCAAGAGCGGTGTTGTAGTCATAAGTTCTGATGGCGAGATCTCTTGACGAGCTTCCAGTATGTTGTTCATAGATCATCACCATTGCGTTGCCG